CTCTTATTGATTATAAATGATAACGCTTCCGCTTGACATGGTGATGGCTGTGATAGCATCGCCTGAAGGAACTACGATGTACGCGCCAGCTTTTACCGTTGCGCCAGTCAACCCGAAGGTAGCAAGGGCATCAACGCCATCCACTTCAAATGTAGTAAAGACGGTATCTTCTTGCGCTATGATTGCGTAGCCTTTTAAACTCGTCAACGCTCCCGTTCCTGTGAGCAGTTTGCAGCCGCGTGTTCCGATTAGTTTCTGTGATTCAGTCATTTTAGTTAGGTATTTGACACTTGTTGTAGTCGTATGGTTGTGTTATTGAAAGAACGCAAGAATGCCCGCTCACCTTGTCGTCAAATCGCTCGGTAAATGGCTCAAGTGTTACGCTCGTCTGTATGCTTAAGTCTGTCGTGTGAAGCTGCCTAAAGTAAGCCACGAAGTCAAGTAAAACTTGGATTGTATCGCTCATTACTTCCTGTTCGTTCTCCTCGCCCGGTAAGACCCTGTCCATTGCTAAAAGTCGGATATTGTAGGTCAAAGTCCTTTCACTTAGCACAACGCTCTCTTCAATCGCCCACAGAACTAAATAATCAAGCTCCTTTGGGTTTATCTCCCAAACGTCCCCCTGACCGTACTGCCTCACCTGAAGGTGATCGTTCGCCTGAGTTTCGATTATGGTTAGTATTTCGTTGAGCGTGTACATATGCTTTTAGCTTCGCTTGATTCTTTCTACTTGCGTTTGTACTCATATTTATCTTCCAATGAAATAAACTTCGGTCTGCGTCCTAAGAACATTCCTGTCGTGTAGGTTCTCGTGTCAGGTTGGATAGTATCAAGACCATCGTCAGGGTTGGCATAAGCTGGGTAATCAGATTCGTTTTCCAGCAAGAAAGTAACGAGCCTCTCGGTATACCATTCTGCCTTATCCTTGTACCTCTTTGAGATGAAGTTGATTTCATCAAGCGAAGCGTTTGAACTGTTCTCAGAACTCTGTTGGTGTAGCCCTTTGTTCAGGAACTTGTAGCTTATCGCGGTCGGTGCTTCGGCTTGCACCCAATACAACAAAGACGGCTGAATGTAATCCTCCAAAAGTGTAAGATTAGCAGCCGTTAACGTGGAGTTCGTTATCTGTGTCTTGAGTTCGTTGTATAATGTAGTGCCAATCTTGTGCTGGATGTGAATGTCCTGACACATCAATACAACAGGTCGCAAGTACTTAAAGTCGATATTTTCGTGGAGCAAAGTGTTGTCCTTGAGAAACGTCTCTGATATGAATAGTACGTTCGCCATTACTTCTTAATTCGCATAAGTTTCTGCTCCCAATAGTGTCGGCAATGGTATGATTTACCCCAAAAGCCACCGCCTCGCATCCATACGTTTCTATTTTGACTTACTCCAATGTCTTGGATTTCGGTCAACTCCCAAGTTCTATTCTCCTTTTCAACTAATTCTATCAGTTTTCTGCAGAACTCTCGTGTGGTTGGAATGATAGCACCTCCAGCAACACCCGGTCTTTTTGCATACACGTAACGAATAACGAACTCCTCTTCTACTGGTGGTATTTCTTCAAGTAACCGCTCGCCTTCTTTGGTTACTTCTACTGCTCTTTGCGTAGAGTCAAGCACCTCGTCTATTGCTATCTTAATTGCGTTCGCCTCGTTCAGTCTTTGAAGTCCAGCCATTACCCTTTCAATTGATAGTTGTAGCTGCTCGGCAATCGCAAGAAATGGAGTAGCTGGATTTTCCTTTAGTATGTTCAGGATAGCCGTGTCCAACGGGTCAATCTCAGCGAACCAATACTTTCGGTTCAGTTCCTCGTGTAGCCTTGCGGAGGTTTCAGATTCAAAGTTTAACGCCTTGCCATTTCCGACTGGTTCGTAGTCCGTAGAGCCGCAGTTCTTGAAGTACTCCACAAGGATAGCATCCTCGTCTTGTTTCTGAAATACTGAACGCATCTCTGTCGCCACGTTCTCAGGTATGACCTCACCCGTAACCGTAGCCCTTGCAGTCTCAGGTGTGAAGCCATACAACTCAACCAATACCGCAATAGCGGAGTTCTCAGCGATAAGACCCTCTTTGACGTTCTGAAGGAGGGTAATGATACCGCTAACACCACCGACAGAGCCTTTAAGTGCAGCCTGAGCGTCTTTAGTTTTACTGTCAACCGTAGAATCCTCCTCAGTTTGAACAACTTGTAGCCCTACTTTCTCGCGGATTTCCGCCTCTGTCATTACTGAAGTAACGGTGGACTCTGAGAATTGTACGCTAATTGGCTCGGTGTCTTGAATGAATAGACGGTTCGCAAGCCCTTGCAATGCTGCCAGTTCGTTGAATACCCTTTCGATGAACTGCTGTCTGTTGTTTACGTAGGTGTTTTGGAATAGCTCAAAGCTGTCTACCAATTGGTTTCTGCTCGTGAAGATTCCATCCTCTTTGATACCAAATAGAGCTGGGTCAGTTACTTGATGACCAGCGTAGATTTCCCTTTGTACGGTCTTGTTCAGAACATCGAAACGCTTATCAAAGTCGTTACCATTAAGCTGTTGGATTTCTACTCCTCTGTCTCTTGAATCGGCAAAGTTCAGAACGATTGAATTTGCATTGTCCGTTCCTGTGAACTTGTCCTTTATCTGTCGCTCGATTTCCTCTTGTTCCTCAAGGGTCGGCTCACCATTGTAGAAAGACACGATAGTGCCTCCTACAAAGTTGTTCTTCACCGCGTTGAGGTGGAAGTTTGCAATTTCTACGTCTAACTCAATGTAACCCGTTGACCCAAGATAGGTAGGTAATGGGTAGTACTTGCAGTCAGGTGAGTACCCTTTGACGTAAAGTAGCTGTTTGCCGCTTGGCTCTTTCCAATTGAAAGCGTCTATTTCTTCGACTACTGGGTTATGCTTCTTCCAATCTTCCGAATAGTAGTATTTAGTGCCGTCCTCATTTGAACGATAACGGGCAAAGTCTGCATGGTAAATAGCCGCTATCTTGTCGTTCAGTTGGTTGTAAACAATCTCTAAAGCGAAGCCGTTGTATAACTCGTAGTCAAGTGCAACCTTCTCAAGGATGTCGTTTAACGACTCGTATTGGTTCGGCTCGTTGATGAACTGCTGAAGTCTTGCAAGCCCCATTGTGTCCAACCCTTCCGCATCTACTGACCAGCCCTGACCAACTACGTAGTCCTTTTTGGAGTTGATAATGGCATGATGCTTCGCACTTCTACGGTAAAGGTTCAGAAGGTACTCAGGGTAACGGTTCTTGTACTCGCCTTCGTCACCAAAGAGAATCCAATCCTTGCCCCTCGCCTCTTTAAAGGTCGGTACTTTATGCGCTTCGAAATTTAAAACCTTAAGAGCCATACACTACATAGTTTGAGTTGCCCCCTGAGTAGGTGGTTACTGGTGTTGTTGTTCCCGTTACTTTCACGATTCCCGATTCTAATTCTGTCAATCCTGTTGGGTCTAAATTGGTCGCGGAAGAGTTAGCGTAAACGAAGTACCGCCATTGTCCCTCTGTTGGAAGTTCCACCTCTGCGTTCAAGTTGTCCGGGCTTGTCTGTTCTGTAATAGTGAACTTGTTAAAGCGGTCAGGGTAAAGACTTGAGTCCGTAGCAATGCAGTACTCCACCGCCTCCGTGTTGTCCGATTGGAACTTGAACAGGTAGTAAGCAGCCGTTCCCTTTTCAGTAAGGGTCAACGCTATCTCGTTTGCGCTATTTCGTTCGATGTTTATCAAACTGCAAACACTACATATTCAATATCGCAGTCTGCCGTGTCAGCTTGTGCGCTGATGTTGTCGATGTCCACAAATGCGCTGAACGCTCCAGCAGCCGTGTCTGCATCCATTGAGCCAGTTGATAGCATGAAGGTAGCACCAGCATCAACTTTCACATCTGCGGTTTCTGCTCCGCTATTTTTGAATCTTACCCGAATGAAGTTGGTGTTATCCAAGTTGGTTATACGGATGTACTTAACAGATGAACGTACAAACTTGCCTTGTCCGTTGTTTGTGTTAAGCTCAATCAGGTCTATCTCATTAGCTGAGTCAACGGTCATAACTCTACGGTCAGCTTCTGCGATATTGTTAATCGTGCGAGTATGAGTGCCTCCTCTGTCCACTCCTCCGAGTGTTAGACTTTCAACTATTTGAACCGTTGCGGTTGCTGGTGTTACGGTCGATGCCATGCTTGTTTTTCTTTAAATAGCAAAAGTTCGTTTTTGTGCCAAACGAAAAAGGGTCAGCGTTAGCCGACCCCCTTTCAACAGAACAATGAAAAAGAGAAAGTGTGAAGATACGAATTAGTTTGTAATCGCAGTTACGTCTGCTGCATCAATCTCAACCATCGGCTCAGCTTCAAGCCCTGAGAACGTCAAACTGTAACCGCTAAGGTCTGCGAAAGCCGTACCTGTTGCAGAAGTTCCAGCGTTCAACTCAAGACCGTTTTGGTAACCAACAACCCAGTAAGTACCGTCGTTAGTTTCTACGATAGCCACAAGTCTTTGTTGAGCCAATACCTTGATTTCGTTGCGCTTGTCAACATCCAACTTTGAAAGCACTACAACCAACTCAGGAGTAAAGTAAACTGTTCCGTTCTGACTGTTACCGTTGATGGTTTCGGTCAAAGAGGAAGTTTCCTTTAACTGCTCGTACTTATAAAAGGTAGGCGTTCCTGTGATTGATGTAACAATTCCAGCAGGAGCGACAGGGTTTAGTGCAAGATAGTCAGCAAGGTTCGCAAATCTAACACTCTTCACCCCTCCAACAGCATCGCGGCAATCGAGGTCATATGAGTAGCTGAGTGCACATGAAGTATATGCCATGTTTTTAGTTTTTAGAGTGAAGGGGCGACTCGAAAGCCGCCCCGATTAGATTAAAGAGATATTACAGAGATTTGGTCAGGGAACGCAACCTGCGCGCCAACTGTTAATTCAACCGCAATTTTGAATTTTCGGTCGTCTTGCGAGTACCATGACTCGATGCGTGAAGCATCCTCTTCCAAGTCCATGCCAACGTACATATTGCTGGTACGTGCAAGGTAAACATCGTTAACCGCGCTCAATCCGCTTGTAGCTTGAATCTTCAAGTTAGTGCCCGGCATAACCATTGACAAAGAGCCCATGTCAGTTTGGTAACCTTGAAGCTGACCTCCAGCAGTTACGTAAGAAGCACCAAGACCGTTCTGAATAGCAATCGCCAAGGATCTGAAGGAATCAGCACCAACGAATACAACAGCGTCATCGTTTTCGATAACAGCATCAGCAGCCGCTTCGTAAACTCGCTGAACCGCTTCAATCATGTTGTTTGCAGTCAATGCTGTAGTAAGAACAGAACCCGAACCGAATGCAGTTGTATTTGCATCAATGTAAGAACCTCCAAGAATAGCATCACGGAATCCGTTGAAGAATTGGTAGTTACCTGACCCAGTTGGAAGACCTGAAGTTGGTGAAGAACCAACTGACCTCCAAATCATCTTCTCCAACTCAGCAGCAATCTTCTCCACAAGGTAGTTAGCGAAGAACTCCTCGAAAGGAATTGTCTCGTAATGCGCTCCGCTTGGAAGTTGAGTTCTAAGGTAAACTGCTTCAAGTTCCTTTGGACAGAACTCCATGTTTAACTTAAGTTTAGCCGGGTCGATGAATCTCTGCGTTAGAGTGATATCTCCATCTTCGTTCCAAGCGCATCCGCTTCCGTCTTGGAAGTTAATATCAATATCGGCTAAGTTGATAGCACTTTTGCCCTTGACTCCTACTTGCTTTTCAACAAGTGACATTGTTGGCGAAGAAGTCAAAGCCTTCGCGATTAGCGGAAAATTCTGCTCTTCAATGTAAGCTTGAAGTCCGCTTGTTAGTGGTGATGGTGAAAATCCCATTTTAGTATAATGTTTTTTGG